CCCTACGTTGACCTGGAGTTATACATCGCTCTCAAGGAATATACGTTGGAGAATGGCACCATTGGAACCACCTATCCCAAGCTTCATCGGTTGGCCAAGTCCAAATTGGCGACGTATCGGGTGGACCATCTGCCGCCGGAGTTGCTGCTTGAGATTAAACACTGGACAGTGTTGGCAGCGATGATTCCGACGACTAGTGAGATGGCTGGCATCAAGATGATGGCCAACGCCAAGTTGTACAAGCAAATGGGTGAATCCGCACGTTTCAAGCGCGATGGAAGCGTAGCCGCGAGGAAACGCTGGTGGCAGTTTGGCCCACAAAAGATTTTGCAAATGTACAAGCCTGCCCCCACATAGGAACGCGGGGTGGACGCGGTGTGTATGATGGGCCGTATGGGCCCGCGACCCGAAGAGCGTCCAAAAAGCACCATAGTCCTACCAAAGATCAGGGACTGCAAAATCACCCGCGCCACTTACCCCTACGCCTTCTTTGACATGGAACATCCCCACCTGGCTTGGACACACAACGGCTGTTGGTGCAATGATTATATCGCACTGGCCTACCGACACCAGGTTGGCACCCCCGAAATTGACGAAAAAGAGATGTTAACCCATCCACGCCGCGTACTGCAAAAACTCGCGATTGGAGTGAGATTGCACCCAATGAAGCGTTGGAAGGTAGTCCGAAGTTATCATGGACCCTGGCGAGCGAAGTACGCCCAGGCACATCTCGAATATAATGAGTCAGGCATCAACCATAAACACCGCCTGGTAAGACTTTTCAATAAAGCCGATCTGGAGATGAGCGCACCCAAGAAAGCGCCACGCGCCATCCAGTACCGGCATCCAGTGTTTGGACTTGAGCAAGCCCGTTATACCAAGCCCATAGAGGAATGGTTTTACCAACTGCGAGACAGGTTTGACACACTTATTGTTGGCAAGAGCGACCCCTTTACAATAGCTAAGGAGCTCCGCAATAAGAGTGATTGTTTCCATAACCCTGTGTATCTGCTGCTGGACGCGTCAAAGTTTGATAGTTGCGTTGACATCAAGTGGCTTAAGTTATGTACCGATTTCTACGTGAGTTTGTATGGTGTCACCGAAGCCCGTCGTATACGATGGCTTTGGACTCGAACATACCTCAATAGCGGTAAGGCACGATCCGGTGTTAGATACACAACTTGGGGAACTAGGATGAGCGGAGACATGGACACAGGGTTGGGCAACAGTCTAATCATGTATGCCATGTTGACTGCATACCTAGAGTCGAACAATATCCACAAACACTCCATAATGGTCAATGGAGATGATTCCGTGATAGTGATCGAGAGGTCCCAATTGGCCCAAAGCCGGAATATAAACATCTTCCGCCAATACGGATTTAACATGAAATTTGAGGTGGCTTTAACGTTCCAAGATCTGGAATTTTGTCAGAGCCGCCCAGTTCATACCGATTATGGCTGGACAATGGCCCGCAATCCGACGCGAGTTATGGGTCGGACCTCATGGTCAATCAACAGATACGGGAAAGGGAAAATGCGAGCGTTCATCCATACTCTTGGAAAATGTGAACGAGCTGCGTCATGGGGAGTTCCCATAGCGTCAGCAATGGCTACTAAGATGATTCAGGCAACTCCCGGAGCAGCAATGCTCCGGCTCAGCCCATGGTTGGAAGATCATTACAACCGAATGTCAAAGTGGTGGAAGTTGGGCACGCCCAAAATCAGTGTCGAAACTAGAAACAATTTCAGTGATGCTTGGGGGATTAGTCCTCAAGAGCAACTTGACATCGAGCGAAGTATACAGGTGAAAGTGTTGGCTCAACCAACGCAAAAACAGCTTGATTATTATCATGAGCTGTTGTTCACTTAGTTGACCCCGACTAAGCGGGGGAATATCTGTACCGAATGCGGATACACACATGCTCGACTTTCTAGGCCACTGGTTTAATTCCTCAACAATCCCGAAACCCGTCTGCCATCCATCAGCAGATACCACGTTTATAGTGATATTCCTCCTAGTCGTTACTTTAATCTTATCTACGACTTTCTTTATTAAGCAATGCCGCGCCAATCAGCGAAAATTGCGGGAGTTGAAATTACTACAATCCCGAGTATGACGTCTCGGCCGCGTCGTCGACGCAGGCAACCAAACATCACCCCCCTTTACACCCCTGTCACGCCAGTTACGAAGGCTCCGAGTAACGCTCGGCGCCGTGGCGCTCAATTACGCGAGGTTGCGAGATCGTCCGGCATGACGCTGGCCGACTTCCAACAACTGACTCTGCAAGCATCACACATGCCCCAAACCCCTCAAGGCTTGGCGTGGCTGCGTGATGTCCTGAACCCGTGCGGTGAAGATCCTTTGCCCAATCTGGACGGAATACCAGATGGTTCGGGCACAGATGCAGTGCTCTTGAAACTTCGTGATGACATGCTCATAGCAGCCCCGTCAGATGCCACCACTGACACCTGGGGTTGCGTAATATTCAGCACCCCTTACCTGATGAACCAATTGATCGTGCTACGCTATGACGGCCTGGTACCACCTGCTGATTCGGTGGTTCGCCAGGTCATCAATGGCATGACGCGAGCAGTGTGGGACGATGACGCGCGTTACCCATCATTTTTCCGTCCCACTGTAATGTTGCCAGAATCAACTGGCGTTTTGGTTCCCGTCACTGGGTCGCCCTTCGACATAAGCATCCTTGTTCCCGCTGCAATGCGGCAAAGCTTCAACGGAACCGTTGACGCTCCAGGATGGTCCTATTTCCGAAAGTGGCGTACCATGTCCAAAGGGCACACTGTCCACCTTAATGCCCCTGATTTGTCCAATGAAGGACGTATCATTTCTGCCGCCTCAGCCACCGAATCCGCAATTAAAACGTTGTCGATACGAGGAGGCAACGAGGCAGCTGGGGCGATTCAAGACATCGCACTACGATTCACGGTCTCACCGCCTTACATAGACAGCATACTTGCGCAACAGGATACCAACTCCCGTCAAGATGTAGTCAAGAAAGGCGAATACATCCAACAAAGACTATGGAATAAAGTGCAGGTGTGGAACGAAGCGGAAGATGTACGAGGCATTTATAGAGCGGAAAATGCTGCCGTTAACGGGTTCAATCTCGTTCTTCCTTCCCTCGATATGGTTAAACGTGATGGTTTCGACATGAACCTTGGTTGGTTCGTCGAGAACGTCCGTGGCATGAACCTGAATGCCCAAATCCACATCAAACACCGTGTCAAGCTTGAGTTTAATGTTCCCGGGTCATCCCCGTGGGCACCCTTTTCGCGTTCCCCAGCTCCGCTTGATATAGGTGCTCTCAACTTGTATTATTGTCTAGCCACTAAGCTGCCCCACGCGTATGACTCTGCGTTTAATGATTGGGGATTGCTATCTGGCATAATCACTAATTGTATTGGCCGTCTGGCCACCCCTATGCTACGCGCTGCGGCTGGCAAGGGAGCTGGCCTTATCCACAATCTGATCGATGTTGGAATGAGACGTGTCGATACCTCTTTGGCGAAGTACTCCACCATGACCGGGCAAACCGGCTATGGTGATAGAGGATACACATGAGGTCGTATTTTAGGTTAAATTTTCATCCTGATTTTCAGCACGGGCTTACTTCCATCCTCTGCTTAGTTTTGCGACGTATAAGGGGAAGTATGCTTGTCCATAAACAGTGTCCAGTAGTTTTAAATCAGTGATAGCGCTCCTTGCTAAGCCTGAACGAGCTGGTTCTAAAGCATGCCATCACAACGGTCCTAAGAGGAGGGATAAGACCGTTGTACTGCCGCCCTCCACTCAAACCCCAAGGGGTAAAGAAAACTTGTTTTTCTTTAACAGATC